TGTGCTGCTGCATCCGACGGCTCCGACGCGTCCGGCTCTTCTGCCACCGCGTTCATCTGCTCGCCGGCATTCTGAATATCCTCCGGCTGTGCTTCAGCCGTCACCTGTTCCGCTGCCTCCGTCGCCTGCTCTACATTGTTTTGAATCGCCTGCTCCAGGATGGATTCCAGTTGCAGCTGCTCAATTCCTTTCCCGGTTACTCTTTCCGCTGCTTCTGCAACTTCGCTAATCTGGCCAGCCCCCAGCTCCCCGCGTCTGTCGAGGACCCTCTGGTATTGCTCTGCCAGATCTGCAAGCCTTGTATTGCCCGCGTTCTTTGCGATGTCCAGAATCTCCTGCGCCTCTTCCTGTGGTACGGTGATGACATGGTTCTGTACCGCCGAGCTCATTCCTTCAAGCAGGATGGTTGTAAACAGTGTGACGATGCCGTCCTCTGTCCACGGTGCCTGTCCGAGTAGTGCTTCCGTGATCGTCTGGTCGTCTTCTTCTTTTGGCAGGCCCATCTGTTCCCGCTGAATATTGTTGATCGTTTCTCCGAGCACGGCTTTTTCGATGCCTGTCCCTGCCCAATTCGAAGCGCCCTCTTCGATGTTTTCGCCCATCGTTTCGCCGGTCTTCACCAGGAACTTTCCAGCCTTTGTCAGTGCTACATCTCCGAGCTTTTCTTTCATTCCTTTACTGAGGGTTCCGCCGCCGAAGAGCTTCGCCGCGTCGAACATTCTCTCTGTCCCGTATTCGACGAGTCCCTTCATTACGCCGATGTAGTAGGAGTCCTCTGCATCCGCTCCTGCATCGAAGGCTTCCTTCGCTGCGTTGCCGCCGGCGCTCACGCTCATCATCATGAGCCCTACGTCCGGATGTCCGGAGTAGCTCGCCGCAATGGTTGGGATCATGTTTCCCAGCACGTTGGCTACCTTCCCAGCGATGGCCGTGCCTTTGGAAGACTGTGCCAGTTCTTCCTGGAATCTTTTGCTGTCGATGTTTTCCAGCCCGTCAACGGAAGCGACAGCCTCCGTTGCTTTGTCCGTCAGATCGTATGCCGTATCCGTGAGCCACTTTGCATTTTCTTCTGCGTCATCCGATCCCGTGATTGCAGGCAGCGCGTATTGCTTGAACATAAAACCGAGAACATTCTTTCCGAGGTTGATCGCGTTCCCGCTCCCGGTCGATACCCCTGTCAGACCTCCCTGCTCTTCCATCTGTTTCGTCGCATGGTAAAAGCTCGTGAAGATTGTGTTCTTCAGTCTCTGTCCGAGTCCTTTGAAACCTTCGGTTCCTGCGTCATATCCACGCCAGATATTCTTCAGGTCGCTGAAGTATTCTTTTCCATTTGCTCGCGTGTCGTTCACTCCGAGCCCTGACTTCACTATCTTCTCCAGGCTCGCCTCTTCTACGGTCTTCGCCGTTGCTGCCGCAGCCGCGTTGACGCCTCCGGTTCCTGCGCTCCACAGTCCGGAAAGCAGGCCTCCTCCGATGGCCTCCCCGATGGTTAATCCTTTGCCTGTCCTCGGTTCGGTTCTGCGCGTGTCGGATCCTCCGAGGAAGGTCCCGCCGCCGCCGGTCTGCAAGACATTCAGGTTCTGCTCCGTCATTCTGCTGGTGCTCGATCTTGCACTCGGCCCCTTCTTTTCGTTGTCTCCCGTCAGGGCACGGTTGGTCAATGGGGCGCTCTGATTTGCGCCCCACTGTCCCAGCTGCAGCCCGGTGTTTCCGGATTGTTCCTTGCTCGATCCGATAAGAGGCTGCGTATTCTTTTCTTCTCTCGGCAAGGTGCCCAGCTGTTCGCCGAGCGCCTTGCCCATTGTCGTGATGATCTGGTTTGTTTTGTTGCTCTGCTGTGTACTATTTTTCTCGCTCTTCCCTGCGGTTTTTGACACCGATGCCTTAGGATCTGCGAGCATTGTGCTGCTGGCCTTTTGTGCAGCAGGGGAAGAACTTCCCAGCTTCTGGTTGCCGTTGTTTCCTTTTCCTGCCATATCATTTCTCCTTTACTTTGCCTTCCCGCCTACAAAAGTTCCACTCGCTTTTGAACTGCCGGAAGACTTTGACGAGCTGCTGCTTGAGCTCGAAGTCCCTACTGTTTTCTTCTGTCCGTCCGCCTGGTACTTTGCCGCTGCCGCCTGTGCCGCCGCTTGGTTCGCCGTCTGTCCTCCCATGTTCTGGCTCATCGTTGCGGTTGGGCTCCCGGATATACTCCTGTTCACATTGGCGTTCCCGTTGCTTGTGGCAGCAGCGTGACTTGCCACATAGTCTTTCGCTGCATCCTTCGAGTATCCGCTTGCAAAGTTCTGTGCCACGGATGCCGCGATCTCGTTTGCCTGATCCTGCAGCTCCTTGCTCACTCCGCCGTATCCGCCTCCGCCGCCTCCGCCGCCACCACCGGCGTCTCCGCCGCTGATGAGTCCTGCCGCTGCCAGCAGATCCTTCAGAGCGCCGGTCGCCTGGCCGGTCAGCTGGTAGATCGTGATCGCGTTCTGCAGTTCCTTCTCTGCGTCTGCCACAGCATCGCGGTCTCTCTGGTACTCCGCGTTCACCATGTCCAGATACCGCTGGTAGTCGGTCTTGTCCTGGTTCTGGTAGTTCGCCAGCACCTGCTGCAGCATGTTGTACTGATCTGTCCACCGGCCATAGTCGGTCTGGTCCAGCGACAGCAGCGTGTTCAGGTTGTCCTTCAGCCTGTTGTAGGTGTCCTGATACCGGCCGTACTCCACCTGATCCTGTCCCTGCAGCGCAGCCAGACTGTTCAGCAGCTGAGTATACCGGTCGTTGTACCGGCCGTAATCTGTCTGGTCCAGCGTCAGCAGGTTCTGCAGGTTCTGCTGCAGCTGTGCCAGCCGATCCTGATACTGCCCGTACTCGGTGTTCCGGTCCGTTGTCGAGACGCCCAGCTTCTGCAGCAGCATGTTGAAGTCGTTCACAAACTCGTTGTAGCGCTGGCCTCTCAGCTCCGGCACCTTGTCCGCCAGCTGGCCTGCGTAATAGTTCGCTGCCTGCTGCGCTGCCTGCTGCGCAAAGCTCGACACTCTGCCTCCGGTTGCGCTTGCTGCCTGTGCCAGGGCGTTGGCTGCCGCCCGGTCTCCCTCACGGTTGTATGCTTTCCGATAGGTCGAGAACAGCTCGTCCGTCTCCGGATCATAACTGAACGCCTTCTGGTTCGTCACGGCATCCAGCAGCTTTTTATAGGTGCTCTCGTCGGAATATTTGAACGGTCCGTAATCGGAGATGCTTTTCTGTGTCTTGTCGATCTGATCTTTATACGCCGATGCATAGGGACCATAGCTGCCGATGCTTCCGGTCAGGTCTTTGATCTGGCTGCCATACGCCGATGAGTATGGTCCGTAGCCGCTCACGCTCTTCTGTGCTTCTGCGATCTGGTCTCCGTACTTCGAATCGTAGCTGCCGTACCCGGCGATCTTGTCCATCGTGTCATTGATCTTGCTGCCGTAGCTTGCGGCATAGCTTCTGTCCCCGGCGTCTCCGGTCCAGTAGCTGCCGTAGTTCTTGCGCAGCTGGTTGATGGCTTCCGTCGCCAGCAGCTTTTGTTCGTTTGTCTGTGCATTGTTCAGATCCCGCTTCAGGCTTACCAGACTGAGGCCGTATTCGGGATACTTCTTTGCATAGTCCAAGTCGTTCGTGTCGAATGAATCCATCAGGCCGGCGTTGTTCGCCGCCGTTACAAAGTCGTTGTAAGTGTATGCCATTTTGTCCTCCTCACTGTCTCCCCGGCAGGCTCTTGAACTGGCTGCCGATGCTGTACTCTCTCGTAATGCTGTAGACTCTGCATCCACCCTTGCCCGTCAGCTTCAGCCGGTAATGGTCCGCCCGCCTCGGGATGATTGCCAGGTAATAGCTCCGCTTCGTCTCCTCTTGCAGTTTTCCGTCCTGCGGCTGGAACCACGTTCCGTCGCTGTCTAGCTGCAGCCATACATTGCAGTAAGCGTCCTTCTCCAGATCCATGCGGATCAGCAGCTTCCGGATGTCCTTCTTGTCCGGGCTGTCGTCCACATAGTCTGTGAATACCGCCTCCCACTCAAAGTCTCCCTCAAGTGTACTTCCGCTCGGCGCGTCCTGGATGTTCCCTGTGATCCAGATCTCGCCCTTGCTGTTCAGGAAGTACAGGTTCCCTTCCGACCAGGCGAAGTGCGTCGCCTTCGTGTCGTCCTCCTCGTGCCACATTCCCTTCTGCGTGTCGTATACAAAGAAGTGGCTCTTGTTATTCTGGTCGTCCATGCTGATGTAGTACTTCAGGCCGTCGCTGCCGGCTGCTGCGTTCTTGTACCGCTCGGTTCCGAAGGCGCTGTTGACCGGTGCCGGCAGACCGCCCTTGTACATGCAGACGCCGTTCCGGTTCAGATACAGCAGGGTCTCTCCGGCGACGGCCAGGCTCTCGCCGCTGCCTGCTGCCAGTCCCAGCGTCGCGCTGCCGATGATCTCAAAGTTGCTCGGCAGGCTGCCGTATACCCGGTAGATGTTCTTCTCCTTAAAGAAGGTCGGATAGCCCCGGAAGGCGGTCGCGCCGGTGAAGTTCCCCGAGCTCCCCGTGTCTGCCGCAAAGCTGTCCGTGTCCAGGCCGTCGAAGACGTTGAAGTTGAACGGATCGCCCAGCTTGCTCACATAGATGGTCGTGTCTCCGCAGCCCCACAGCCGGTTCTCGTTCTCGAACATATGTTTGAGCGTCGGCACTTCCCGTTTCAGCGTGGCGTTGTTATCCGTCTCGTTGGTGAAGCTGTACTCGTAAAAGTGCATCTCGTCCCCGCTGATCTCCCTGATGATAACGCTGGTGTTGTTTGATGTGGTCCCCGAGATGGTAATCGCATCGCCCGGATTGAAGTAGTTCGCCCAGTTCACGCCCGTCGCCTTGATCGTGTTCCTGGTTGCCGCCTCGCCGTACAGCGTGCCGTCCTGGAATGTGACCGCGTGCGTGATGCTCGATTCCAGACTGCCGAAGGTATCGCTGTAGATGTTGTAGTACTTCATGTCCGGCGCGATGATGATATAGCCGTTGATGGCAGCAAAGGTTTTCTTGCTGTCTGCCACGGTTCCTTTCAGGACGCCGTTGTAATAGAAGCTCGTCCCGTCCACCCAGCACAGCTTTTCCCAGGCAAACAGGCCGTTCCCCTTCGTCAGCTTTTTGAAAAGCCGTCGCTTCTGCCGTGTGGCCAGCAGGGGATAGAAATCTCCGCACAGATTCTTCATACTGTACAGCGCACCGTCTCCCGCTCCCGGGTTGTGGTTCAGTCCGGAGAACTTTGCCTGCTTTCCCTGCTTGATTCCGTCCGAGTACTGCGGCTGTTCAATTTTCACGTCTTCGCCTCCTTCTTACTGCGGCGTGCCGTTGATGTACACGTCGCCGTTGATGTCCACCTGGATGCCGGTTCCGCCGATGGTGATGTCTCCGTTGGCATCCACCTGCACCGCGCCGGTCAGATCGCTGACGTCGTTTGCCAGATCCCCGATGTCTGTCGAATTGACACTCACCGTGCTGCCGTTCACGTCCACCTGCACCAGGCCGTCTCCGATGGTGATGTCGCCGGTGTCCTCGTCGATCTGTACCGCCCCCTGCAGCGTGCCGATGTCGTCGGCATTGTCCGCTATCAGCTGCTGCATGGTGCCGATGTCCGCCGCGTCTCCGTTAATGTTCACCGTCCCGCCGTTCACGTCCACCTGCACTGTGCCGTCCCCGATGACGATGTCTCCGGTATCCGGGTCTATCTGCACGGCGCCCTGCAGCGCGGCGATGTCGTTGGCATTGTCCGAGATGTCGCCCTCTGCTGTATTCATCCGGCTTGTCAGGGTAGCCACATGTGTGTTGGTCTGGTTCAGCTGCTGAGCCAGTGTCTGCACCTGCTCAGCGATGCTGCCCGCCGATCCGGTGGAGATTTCATCCAGCGCCCGCTGGTTGAAATTGCTCTGGTCCAGATTCATCAGCGTGTACTTCAGCTGATCCACCAGCTGCGTCAGGTAACTCATCATGGATTCGATCATGTCCTTTTCCGATTCATCTCCTGTGAAGGTCGGAAGCTCGGTATCAATGTTCAGGTAATTCCCTGGCATGGTTCCCTCCTATTCCCGTGCGGGCAGGGCTTTTGCCCCGCCCGCCTTTCTTTTTGTTACCAGTCTGAATCTATTGTGGTCCCGTCATCGGGAGGCTTCTGGACGCAGTCTGCCAGATGTCTGCCCTTGTCGAGCTTTCCGAAGGAATTATTAAACTCATTGACGGCAGCTTCCAGCATGGCGATTAGTTCTTCGTCCGTGATTGTGATCCCGTACCCTGCCAGCAGCTCGGATGCCTTCTGCATGGCCGCTTTCAGTTTCTCCGGTCCGTGGATGTCCAGATAGACCTGCTCCACAAAGCGGACCGCAGTCCGGCAGACAGACTGCTTTACTGCTGTGTTGACATATTTCTTGTACAGGTTCTTCGCCTGCACACCGAGAAATCCAAACAGTGCCAGCAGCAGGGCAGTCAGGATCTGCGCCAGGTAATCATTGAAAAAGTTCATCGTTGTTCCTCCTTAGAAGTCCAGCTTGTCGATCCGGATCACCTGGGTGTCCGGGTCGATGCCGCTTTCCTCAAGCTCGTGCAGGAGGTCTTTGTAGTCCTCCGCCCACACGTTAGCTTTCTGGATCACGGTTACGAGGTAGCGTTCCGCGTTTTTCTTTTCGCTCTGCTCGATGGTCGGAATCTGGGAATTGTTATCCATGTTTTTTCTCCTTTCAAATTTGATCGTGAGCTGCCAGGTTCAGATGCTTTTCCAGCTTGTCCGCTGCATCTGTCACTGGTCCGTCGCATCCTTGTTCCTTCAGACCCTTCAGGCAGGCGAGGATCCCGTAGACTATTACGGTCTGTTCGGTCTTGATCGCCTTCATGTCCTTGTCGTGGTCTGCCCGGATCTCTGACACAGTTCTGTCCTGCTCCTGCTGGTGCTTCACCATGTCGTAGATCCTGTTGTAGTATCTTCCGATTGCTATCACGGCGGCGAGGAGTGCACCTGCTGTTATGATGGTGTTTGCGGTGATGGTCACTTTCTCACCCCCTTCCGGAGTTCATTCAGCAGCTCCTCCCATAACGCTGCGTCCGCCTTACCATCTGTCGGAAGCAGTCTCGCTTCCTTGAACCGGTTCAGCGCTGCGGTTGACTTGGCCCCGAAGATCCCGTCCGCCGTCCCGCAGTTATAGTTCAGAAGGTTGAGCGCCGCCTGCAGGAAGACGGCTCCGTCTCCTCTACTCCCGCTCTGCAGCTCCGGCAGCGAGAATACCTGTTCTTTCGGCGGCGCGTCGTTCAGGGCTCGGATTGTCTCCGGATCTGCCACGCCCGTTACCGGGATGCCATGCTCCTCCTGGAAGGCAGCCACAGCTTTGAAGGTATCGTTTCCGAAGATCCCGTCT